AAATTTTTCATAGTGTTATTATATAGGAACTTTTATGTCTTGGCAAGCGGTTTTTAAAATTATTTTTTAAATCCGTAAAAAAATAATTCGGGAGTATTATTTGTTTCAAACTTGTAAGTATAAAACATACTATCCATATCAAAGTTTTTACGAAAATCTTCTTCTGTAAGATTACTGTAATATTCCCAACCTTTTGCAATGGTTAAAGGACTATCATTTGGTGCTTTATTAGATGTACCATGTTCAGGATAACCTGTTGTTGGCACTACAATAAAAACCAATCCATCTTTTTTGGTCATACGATACATGTTTTGAAATGTTTCTATCCAATGTGGATTGTGTTCAAAACAATTACAAGAACCTGTTGTGTCGTATGTGCCATCTGCATGGTCGACAAGCTGGCCTTCACAAACTAAGTCAACATCTTTTCCTGCATCAACGTCAACACCAACATACTCACATTCCTTAAAATGTATTTTCATGGTACCGTTGATATTTAAACTACCAACTTCCAACATCTTTATGTTATTGAAGTTTTGTGGAAAATCCGATGCTAACTTTTTTACAAACTCTTGTTGAGTTGGATGTGACATATTTTATTTTTTCCAGGCAATCGGGTTATAATTTATTGGACCAGATGGATCAACAAAATCGTCAAGTGTTTCCCATAGATTTTCTGATACAGCAAACTTTGTAATAAGTCCAGGTTCACGGCCGTAAGCATCTATCTCCCATGGCTGAATCCAATAATCAATCTTATCTGGATCAACCTTTTTACCTCGCCATCTGGTCAACTCATCATTCGTTTCACCATCAATATATTGTTTCACGTGAACCATTTCATGTGCCAAGGTTTCAAGTATTCTTCTGGATCCGATATTTGGATTTATTTCTATTAGGAATTCTCTAGGTTGTTTTCTTGTATTGTAATCTTCAATACTAGCAAAACCATACTCAGTTATTTTGGTACAAAATTTAATTTCGGTTTTACAATTATTTCTTATTCGTGTACTAGATATTAATTCTTTAGCGAAGAATTGGGCAGCTCTTTCAACAAAGGGCTTAAAATCTTTGTCTGGACAGTTAACCACACGAATAATCATCTTGGTCTCCTAAGGGCATAATTACCCTAAGTTATTTAGGAGAATTAGATTTTTTCTACCCAGACTGATGCTTTCTGTAGGAATTTGATACCATCATCACTCCGATAAGAGTTCCGATATAGAACACTATTAATACCACTTTGGTAGATAAGTTTGGCACAGTCCAAACATGGAGCGTGGGTAATAAACATAGTAGCACCCATACCAGATTCGGTAGACTTAGCAAGTTTTGCAATCGCATTAGTCTCAGCATGTAAAACCTCTGGTTTAGTTTTGAGTGCATATCTTCTCCAACGATTGTCTTCCTTTGGAAGCATCTGTTCTTTGTTTGGCCAGCGTTCTTCAATCTCATTCAAATCCAACCAACCACCAGCATCAACACTCATGTATTCTTTATCTTCACAATCATTATCCCAACCTGAAGGCATACCATTGTAACCAATACTTATGATGCGGTCGTCCTTTACTACAATAGCACCAACATGAAGTCTACGAGCCGAAGACAATTCTGCAAATGTCTCGGCCACTTTCATATATGCATTACGAAATTTTGTTTTCATGTTTTTTTAAAATTGGTGGGCTGACTAGGAATTGAACCTAGACTCAATGAATTATGAGTTCACTGCTTTACCATTAAGCTATCAGCCCTTATCTGATATATTCTAATGATTCTTTTCGCATTAATTTAGGTGTTTCCCTAATACCAATGTTCTTAATTACGTAAACAAATTGAACACCATCAATCTCTTTAGTCTCTGGTGAACAAACGTAGTAATTCTCCAACGTGGTTTTAACACGAACTTTTTTGATGTATTGTTTTTCAGTTTTCATAATGTCTATATTATAACATAAAAAAAGGGGTCTGTCAAGACCCCTTATGGTTATCTACCTTTTAAGGTATCGTCTGACCTGTGTTTCTTGATGGCCTGTATGGCTTCAAGTATACTTTGTAGAAATCTTTTCATTCTTTGGCCTTGATTGAAATTTTCTTAATAGCATCTTGTGCTTTGACCATGTTTTCTAGCCAAATTTTCAACATACCATTCATCAACTCTGCGTCTTTGATTTCAACTTTGTCTGCGAGAGTGAAGGTGCGTTCAAATGCACGGTTGGCAATGCCTTTGTACAAATATTCTTCTTCCTCTGCATCTTTAGATGCAGCTTTAATTACAAGTTTGTTTCCTTCCAAAGTCATCTCAATATCAGACTTAGCAAAACCAGCAACAGCCATTTCAATGACGTACTTGTTTGCAGATACTTGTTTGATGTTGTATGGAGGATAAGATACGGCTTTAGATGCAGCCGCTGCAGCTTCACGCATGATTGACATTGTGTCATCAAATCCCACGGTGAATGGTTGAATTTTGCCGAAATCGACACCGAAATAATCTTTAAGATTAGTCATAAGTTTCTCCTAAAAGCGAGATTAAAAATTGATACCCCGAAGGCGTATCGGTTAAAGTACTGGTTACGTTATCCAGCGGCAATTACGTCTGCCCGTTTTACTAACGCTCCTAAGGTAGGTGGAGCACCTTTTTCCTGGAGTATTAAGTCTCGGTAGGACCAGGTTCCACCTTTGACTTTTCCCATCCCGATGGGACTATTATAACAATATTTATATCAGTTGTCAACCAGTATTTGGTTTCTTACCAATATTATATTTTGGTGTTAATTGCCAGTCGCTCTTTTCCTTATGTGACAATATTTTAATCTGTGACAGGAAAATAGGTGGTGGCACCTCGGTTTGTTTTTTATTGACTAACTTTACCAAGCCCCAATCTTCCAATAGGTTTGCAATAGCATTCCTGCGTGATAGGTCGTTTTCGGTAATGTCTGTTGTTTTGCCATCTAAGGCAAATAGTTCTTTGAAATGTACCACGTAGTATTGACCACGTTTGTGGAGTATGTGGCAAGATTGGTATAATGTTTGGTCTTTCTTGGAGGCGACACCAATACGGGTCAGTGTCTCACGTACCTTTAAAAAATCATCTTTGTCATCCAATGTCACTTCAACTAAATCTTTAATGTCTATCATTATTCTTCACTCCGCCTGTATCTATTTTTGTTTTTATATCAGCGATTTGTTCATCAGTAAGAATACGTAGGGCCTCTTTGGCCTTGGCATTAGAGTAACCAAAATAGGTTTTCACACACTCAATATCCTTATCAGAATCGGCCTTCTGCCACGGAACGAATTTACGTTTCATAGGCCTGATACTATTTAGAAGATACTGGTATTGCATGTCTTTATCAATACCTGGCCACAAGTTCATGTCATTGACATACAAGACACAATCTAAGTGGTTGGAGAGAGACCTATTGATTAGGAAAGGTGCATAATCTTTGTAGTCCAATTCACCATCCGGCACCTTCTTTCTCAGGATGTAATCGGCATAGTCGAACGGACTCATTTGAATTCACATTCAACCATTAGTTCTGTAAGGCAGGCAATCAAATTGATTTCGTGGTCTGCAACAAAGGCTGACTGATATTGATACTTAGCCAAAATTAATACCATTTGTGGTACGGAGTTTGGTTTCAACTTCTCATACAATGAATCATAGATGTTTCTAAAGATTCTGGTGATATCATTGTCAAGGTTGTTTGTTGTCCATTTTCGACAAGCAGCGAAGTCCTTGTTCATAATAGAAGACACCAGTTCACTCATCTGTACATCAGAAACCGAGGCCAAGATGCCTTTGTCGATTGTGCCACTAACACTATAACGTTGTAGTTCATTTAGAACACGGCGATTATCAGGGAAATGTTTGGTGATAACGGCAGCGACCACTTGCTTATCGTATGTAACACCTTCTTGTTCTAAAATCCATTCAACACGTTTAAAGAATCCTGCAGCCATCTTCTGTTTACTGCCATTGATTTTAAAGTCGATAACGGTACAACGTGAATGAATCGGGTCAATGATTCTGTTCTTAAAGTTACATGTGAAGATGAATGAACAGTTGGATGAGAACTCCTCGATAGCACCACGCAACGCAGGTTGAGTTGAATTTGGATTTAGATAGTCTGCTTCGTCAATGATGACAACCTTGCGGCCGCCTGACAAGGACATAGATGATGCGTAGTTCTTGATTTTGTTCCGTAGAACATCAATACCCGATTCATCTGAACCGTTAATCATAATATAATCACAACCGACTTCTTCACAGAGAGCCTTTGCAATTGTAGTTTTACCAACACCAGCAGAACCAGCCAACAAGAGATTGGGAATCTCTTTGCGGTTTACATACTCCTGAAATGTGGCCTTGATGCCATCAGGAAGAATACAATCTTCGATGGTCTTAGGACGATACTTCTCGACCCATAAAATGTGTGACATTCAAATACTCCATAATATAATTAAATTTCATCGTGCCATTTAAAGCCAAGAAGATACTTGGCCATAAATCTGATGACGGCATTTGGTTTAGTGGGTCTATAAACAAACATAGAGTCTGTGATTTCCCATTTACCAACATTTTTTTCACTAGGTCTTATAACAAACTCGGTTTGATACGAACTGGTAGCACCTATCCAACTGGTGACACCTGTACTACCATTACTAATCAAAAAACTACCACTAAGTGCAGTAGTATTACATTGTCTCTTTCGCCACTCTGCAATCCATTGTTCACATGGAGTAAAATCCAAATCTAGTTTGGTTTGCTCCATCAACGGAAAGAAAAATTGAATTTCAGTCTGTTGCATGTGGAAAAGGCCAACTTAAATCTTTTTTAAGTTCTTCAACACGACTTTGTAAAACACTTATTGCTGTATTATAATGTCCGGTGCCTTCTTGGTTTGGATCGAATCTGGATTTCAATACACTAATTTCTTTATTCAATACAGCAATGTATTCATTCTTATCGGTCCATGTTTTAATTTCACCCATCATTTCACCTCGTTCATGCTTTCAAATAGAGCTTCAAACTCTTTTGATTCTGCCACTTCAGTTTGGAATGAAT